GCCCAGGAAATAGCCCAGCCACCCGCCGATGGCCGCAAAGATCACCTGCGCCGTGTTCCAAAGTTCCTTCATGTTGATACCTCCGTTTCTTGAAATGGTTTTGTGTATGAAAAAAGCGGCCGCCCCGCAGGGCAGTCGCCAGTTCCCGTAAGTTATTCTGTTTGCTTCGGCAGCCATTCCCACAGCCGCATATCCTCCTGCCCCAAAGACCACATACACATCCCCCGGAGCTTCCAGCGGTACGCCGCCTGGTTTGCCCAGTAGACCAGGGAATCCACGTCCTGGTAGTAGAGGATGGAAAAGCCGTCCGCGTCTCCAAGGAACAGCCGGGATATCCAGATGTTGATGTCCTTCGGTATGACCTTTGCCGTGTAGTTCCCGCCACAGGAAATCTCCAGCAGGTCGGAGTGAAAGAAATCATAATCCAGGGAGATGTCCTCGCTCCGGGTGGAGGTTTCCTCCACATCGGAGGTCAGCGTGAATACCTGGAACTCCTCATCCCAGGTGCAGTTCGTGCGGGATATCCTTCCGTAGCTTTTAAAGCTGCCGTCCGGCATCTCCACATCAAACCGCTCATACGGCTCGTAGGTCCAGGCGTCTCCAAGACGCAGAAGCTCACAAACCGTGGTACTGTCCGAGCGGTACCCGGCGTATCCGCCGGAAAAACCGCTGGCTGTCGCCGTGAAGCGCAGGGTGTAGGAAGAACCGGAATACACCCGCACCCGGTTCCCACGGACACGCATTTCCACCGTGTACATGGTAGGATTGCCCCGCAGGTCTGCCGATGAAGTCCTTGCGATCTCCTGGCTGTAGCTGCCAAGGAGCGTGGAACCATTGTACAGTTCCACCGCCTGGGTATCATAGTTCAGACAGCAGAACAGGCTGCCGCAGAATACGCCGGCCTTGCCGCTCCCGTTTGCCGGGAAGGCCAGCCTTGCCCGCAGATGCAGCTCCGAAAAGCCGTCATACTGCCACGCAAGCTCCCCATGCCCTTCAAGCTGGGAGTAGACACGCTCCATCGAATATTCATCCGACCGCCACACCTCGAAGGAGCCGGAGCGCACCGTCCAGTAGTCCGTCTCCAGCACACCGTAATCTTGGAAGTCCTCATACCAGATGAGCGCCGAATCCGGCTTCCTGCGGAGCATTTCCAAAGTCAGCTTGAAACCTTTATCGGGTACGGCCATATTGCCGTTTACATCCTTAAAGCTCCTGGGCGCAAGGGCAAATGTAGCCTCCCCGGCGGTAGGTTCCTCGGAAAAAGCCGAGCAGACCCGGAAGCCGTAAAACTGGACGCCTTTGACGTCCAGAGAGATGGTGATGGTATGCGTCCCGACTGAGAGCGTTACACCGCTTGCGAGGGACGCCCAGAAGGTACTCCGCCAGTACGGCCACCACAGGCGGCTTTCCGTGAAGTGCTTTGTGCTGCCGTCCAGCGCCGCATAGATGCCGTTCTTATCCCAGAAGGGATAGCAGAGCCGCACCGCCACATCGTAAGTTCCCGCTGCGTTCACCGTAAAACTGTAGGTCACCGAGCCGTTATCGCCCAGGGTTGCGATGCCGTTTTCAATGGAGACAATGCCGGATGCGCTGGAGTAGCCGTCAGCGTCCCGGTCGATGAAAATAGTTCCGAACTCGGTTTTCTGCTCCTTGCCGTAGGCAGTCAGGTAGCGCCTGCGGTTGTATGTGTCCGCAAGCTGAGGGTACTCGCGGGAAACTGCGTCCGCTCCTTCCATGTAATCGTAGACATGGGGAAAGGCGTAAGGCACCTTGTCATAATCATCCCAATAGGCTACGATAGGGAGAAAGGGCTGGGGCGGCGCGTCACCTGTGAAGTTGTACGCTCCCGTCATCCAGTACCTCGCGGCGTAGTAGGTGTTGGAAACGCCCCGGTAGGTCTCGCCCAGGTTCTCCGGCGTGTCATAGATTTGCCAGTTCCAGCCGTAGGCCGGCATCCCCAGGAAAATCTTGTCCGGGTCCATGACCCGGGTGGCGTAATCGTAAATGCCCTCCAGCCAGCTTCTCGGAGAAACCGGCCCCGGCGCGGAGCCTGCCCAGGCCATGCCGTAGCTCATAATAGACGCCGTGTCACAGCAGGAGTCGAGGTCCCCATAGACACACCAGTTCTCGCCGCCCACCGAGCCGTTGACGCTGGTCATCCCTGGCAGGCAGATGTTCATGTGCTTCGTGGCATCGTAATTCTTTACCGTATTGTAGATGTTCTGGAACATGGCGGTGGACGCGGCATGGGTGGAGTAGCCGTCCCCTCGTTCCAGGTCAATGTCGATGCCGTCACACCAGGGATACTTCTCCATGATGCGGATGATCTCCGAAAGGAACATCTCCTGCGCCCCGTTTGTGTTGTCCCGCAGGGCGCGGAAGATGCTGTTCGCCCCGTCGTTTGCCACCGTCAGCAGCCACTTGATATGGGGCCATTTGTTGATGTAGGTGAGCATATCCGAAATCGCCACGCCGCTCTCGTAAATCTCCCCGGTGGCCCGCACCTTAAAGGAGAACAGCCCGATCTGGCTGATGCGGTCGCCGTAGTCCCGGAGGGCTTCGTACATCCGGGCATTGCCCATGAACGTCCATACCATGATCTGTTTGCCTTTCAGTGTGTCCATCAGATCGGCTCACCTCCATCCTGCATTTCCTGCATCTCAAACAGCACCCTCGCCGTTTTCCCTTCCGGGAGCGTCACCTTATGCTTGGAATCCCAGGCGGCGCTGTACTGGTAAAAGCCCTCTTTTTTCTCCGGGCTGCCGTTCTTCGTACACTGCCGTGTGCTGGCAAGCAGAGCAAGGTCCGCTTCGGCGGGGACGGCGTTGGGGAAGGATACCTTCTGGCCGCCCACGCCCTGGCAGAGGGAAACCGTCCCCGCTTCCAGGTCGGACTTGGGGTATAGATGCACATCCAGTCCAGCGGAAGTCTCCCCAAGGTTAAAGAGGATGACCGTTTCCTCGCCCCGCACCACGCCGTTGAACCAGACAGGGGCTTTGACTTCGCCGTCCACACGCAGCTTTTTAAGGAATGGTTCGGTATGTGGCGTGTATCCCGTCAGTGCCGGGCCTTCCTGGAGCATCAGGTCCGTAAAATAGATCGTGCCGGAGCAGTCCGCAATGGTAGGCTTCACGGTAACGCTCACGACACGCATATCCTGTTTCCGGTTGATAACCTCCGCCAGCCGGATAAAAGCAATCTTAGCCATCCAGCGTCCACTTCATCTCGCAGGGATGGCCTACCCATCCCGTCACCACGGACCCAGCCTGCAGGAGGATGTCCGTGATATAAAGCCTCCCGGTGCAGTTCGTTATGCACACCCGCACTGTGATGGACTTGACCCTGGAAGAATAGTTTTCCGGCGTAATCCGGGCGGAGGTCGAAGATAAATAAGCCATAGACACCTCCTAATACAAATCAATGAACCGGCTTTCCGTGCTGCCGTCCTCATACTCGATCACCACTTCAATGCCCACCTGGGAATCCTCGCTTAACTTTTCCAAATTTTCCGAGCCAATCTGCGCCGACAGAGTGTAGCTGGAGCGGTTGGCGGGATAGACGGTCTGGGACAGGCTCTTGGTCATGCCGGCCACGCCCTCCGCTTTGAAAGACGCCGTGCCGGACGCGCCGTTTTCACTGTCCGCCTCAAAGCCGGAACTGACCCAGTAGGCAAGCCCGTCATCGGCGCGGGAGTTTCTAAGCAGATTGAAAGGAACCATTTCTCGGATGTCGTTGTTCGACACCATGCTGGTGCCTTCCAGCGAGTCCGCCGCGTTGTCCCACTCGCTGGCGGAACTGCCCAGGTTCTTCAGCGTGGTGGAAAGCTCCAGCACCGTGTTCCACGGCTCCTGCAGGTTGTATTCCCGGCGGACAATTCTTGTGGTGACCGAAAGCCCCAACTCCTTATCCTCCACCCGGACGTAATCTCCCAGTTCCCAGGCTTCATGCTCGTAGCCCGTCAGCACGGATAAGTCCATTGCGTTTAACACATAAGAAATGGTGGGCTTTGCGTAGTCAGCCAGCCGCATCTCGGCGTATTCCTTCATCTGGTAGGGATTCGTGAAAGAGGAGCAGTCCAGGGTGGAGATTCTCACCTCGTCTGTGTAGGTGAAGTCCTCCACATAGGGCCTTCCGCCGTTGATGTCCGCGAAGGTCATCCCTTCCGCGCCCACGGCGTACAACCGGGTCACAAGCTCCCTGGTGTCCACCACCCGCTGGATGGATTTCATGTTCTTCTTGTAGGCAAAAAGGGCGCCGCTGTCCTTGCCGTTGACCGTCAGCAGATGTACCAGCCGGTTCGGGCAGTCAAAGACCAGGTCGCCGCCGTGGAGGTCTGCGGTATTCCGAAGGATGGACAAAGCGTTTTTCGACCTGCTGGTCCAGGTGCGCTGTGTCCGCATTGTCACCGTGCCGACGCTCCATTCCGTCCCCTCCAGGGCGTATGCCATCGCCGTTTCCGGGTACTCCGCTTCAAAGGTACGTTCCTCCTTGCGGACAGAGAAGGTCAGGTCATAGAACTCCGCTTCCGCGTACACCTCTGTGACGGCACTGCCGTCCGTGTCCCTGGTGTCGGTAACTGTCCGTACCTTATACACATCATCCACGATCTGGATCTTCTTCTCACTGTCGATATAGCCCCGCTTGCCATCCCGGTAGGGAATCTTAAAGGAAAGGGTGTCCTCGCCGTTGATCTCGCTGGTCACAATGATGTCATAGGCGTTTTCCAGCACCGCCTCCCATGCGCCATTGCTGTCCAGCACTACCGGCCGGGCATAACCGATCTTCTCATAGGGCGCTTTCGGGATGTCATAGAGCCGGATATCGATGAGCTTCGGCGTCCGGGAAGTGTCTGTAGTAGTCAGCGTTACCCGGAAGCGGATATACGCCCGGTTGGGGGACGCCAGCCGCCCGTCAGCGGGGATTGCCGCCCAATCGCTCCATTCCTCCAGGTCATCGCTGGTGGAGGTCTCCACCAGGGAAACCGCCGTGGTGCCGGAGATGTACTCACTGGTCACAGACACACGCCCGGTGCCGGAGAGGTTGCAGTCCGCCGCCGCTGTGGTCAGCACACCCTCGGATGGGTAAACGCCGCTTGATGCCCGGAGTGTGACCGTCCCCGGCTCCGTGATGCCGTCCACATCCCCGGAGGTGTCGCCGCCGTTGGCCATAACTGAAGACCGGAAATAGTCCACCAGGTCATCGGCTGTGAGATTCGTATCGCAGTCCAGAAACCAGTCGTCCAGACCGCCGGCGTACCAGTAGGAGTCGGCGTGCATCCCCAGAATCAAATCCGCCGTGCAGGAGCGGTTCAGCTCCCCGGTAAAGGAAAGCACCTCCGATGCCCACACCGTGCCGCTGCCCCGGTCGCCCACCACATACTGCGCCGTTTTGTTGTCCGGCTCGATCAGGCAGGCAATGAAGTACCAGCCGCCGTTGACCAGGGAAAAGGGCGGGTCCACCGACTCGTCCAGGATCAAAGATCCGGTATCATTGTAGAGCATGATCCTCGGATTGCCCCGGATGAGGGACAGGTAGAAAATCGGCTGCCCCGGCCCGTACCGGGTATTGAAGATCGGGCAATAGGTGTTCCCCACGGAATAGGTGGTGGGGTTCATCCAGCCGCCGCAGACGATCCTTGCCCCAAGGCTTGCGAAAATGCTGCCGTCATTGGTCACCTTCAGATAGTTCTGCTCGGAGGATGGGTTCACAATGTTCATGCGGAAGTAATTCCCCAGACGGTTTGCGGATAAGGACGCACTGGTGCCGCTCCAGTTGCTGATGGTTGCTGCCCGTCCCATGCCGGAGGAATCCAAAAGGCAGTCGTCCTCATCTGGGTCTGATTCATTGAACCGCCACAGGCCGCCCTTTGCCCATTCTTCCGGGAACTCCCCGGTAAAATCCGTCTGCTTGTTCAGTATCGTTTTCAGTGCCATAACCGCTCACCTCCATCGGCTCCTTGCCTGGATTTCCAGCCCCGTAAACGTGGCGTTTGCCGCCGTTACGGAAACCGTGTTACTCCCCACCGCCAGCGTGGGGAAGTTCAGTTCCTCCAGATACGGCAGGGCGTTCCGCAGGATCATCCCGTCCGCGTCCTCCACATAGGCGGTCATCCGGTCGGTATCCACCACCAGCGTCTCGCCGGCCGCAAGGGTGGCGTTGACGATCTTCAACTCTTGCCCGTTGGTAGTAATGCTGATGGAATTGCCTGCCCCGGAAGTAACCACGCCCTCAATGCGGTAAATGGGGTTGGACTCCATGTTCCCGATGAGCCGCGTGACCGTGCTGTTTCCCGCTTCCGTGATGGAAAAGGTCTCATCCTCGATGGCATAGCCGAAGGGGTCCGGACAGAAGAATGTCAGGTCAAAGCTGCCGGAAGAACGCAGCAGCCGTTCGCACTCCACCGCCGCGTTCAGTCTTGCCATGAAGT